ATGCAAATCAATCTCTTTGATAATATTAAAATTTTCATTGAAATCGTCGATTCTGGCAGCTTTACGCAGGCGGCAGAAAATCTGCAAATTCACCGTCCAGCGGTGACTAAGGCACTCCAGCAACTGGAACAGCACACCGGAGTGCGTCTATTACAGCGCACAACGCGGCGTCTTTATTTAACCCCGGAAGGTGAAGAATTTTATCGCCGTAGCAAACCGTTGTTGTCGCAGGCCGACGATCTCCTGGACGCGTTTGCGCCAAACAGACCATTACACGGCCAGCTTCGTGTGGACATGCCTATCGCCTTTGCCCGTCAAATCGTGGTACCGAAATTAGCCGAGTTTTATCGTTCACATCCTGAACTGGAGATTGTTTTAAGCAGCTCAGATATCAGGCGGGATATGCTGCGAGACGGGCTGGATTGCGTGTTGCGCATGGGAACGCTGGACGACGGCGATTATGTGGCAAGGCCGCTGGGTAACATCAATATGGCGACTTGTGCCAGCCCGGAGTATCTTGCGCAGTACGGCATGCCCAGTCATCCCGATGATTTGCAACACCATCAGGCCGTTAACTGGATCAATAATAATAGCCGCCAGATTATGCCCTGGCGCTTTCAGACATCAACGGGAATTAAAGAGGTGACCATACCGGGAAAACTGATCCTCGATAATTCGGAAGTCTATATTGCCGCCGGTCTTGCAGGCCTTGGGTTATTGCAGGGAATGAAGTTCTTCCTACAGCCTTATATTAACAACGGCCAACTTATGGAGGTTTTACCTGATTTTCCTTGCCCCCAACGCCAACTTTCTCTGCTTTATCCACATCGACATCTGTCACATAAAGTGAGAGTTTTTGCCGAATGGCTGGAAGGGTTGATGGACGAATTATGATGAGCATTTATGTTGAGTTCATACTGCGTAGCTGAGCGTCACTGATAATTTTAGGATTGTTTTTTGAAATACGAAGTAGCCTTAGGGTGCTAAAGTATTGGAAATGTAATGACATCGGGTAAAAGGGTTCAATCACTGCAAACGTGCCCGCAATCTGATGATGTCGGTCAGGTGAATGAAGAAATCACAACGAGCACAATCTCTCGAACGCAGTGAGAGCTTAGCCATAGAAGTCCTCAATCTGAACCAGAGGGCGCAAGACAATCCAACTGCTATGCGAGCTATAATGACTGCACCAATCTGGCTACAATCTTCGTTACCTGACGTTAGTGCGCATAATGTATATTATGTTAAATAAGACCTAGTAACGAGTAAACCGCTTGTTGCCTGCTTTAAAATCAGGTAACCCTGATTCCCCGTGCTCTAAAGCGTATCCGTAGTCGAAACAAAAAGCAACTACAAACAAGCGGCCTACATCACATCACTGCCCTTTTCATCTCCTCATGCCTGGCATCATATGCAAATGGTCATTAATTGATCCGTTTCGATCACTCAACAGATCGCGTCACTGCTTCGTAAGTCCTTTCACAGACGGATCCGGCGCTGGCTGCTGCGTCAGCATATTGCGCGAGTTCTCCCGCACGACGGTCAGATTCTTCGTACAAGTTGGCAAGCATATTTGCGGTTTCAATGGCTGTCTGCCTGCTGGCGACATCTGCGGAAAGTTTGCCTGTTTCACTGTTTGCGAGTTTACGCCGGATATCTCTGAGCGCTCCGCGCAAGCTGTCAGCAGCAGCATCAGCGGCAACAGCTTCATTAATGGCATTTTGTTTATCGCGCTCGGCATTTTTTACAATCTCCTCGGTTTCCATTTGTCTGCGCCATTCTTCATTGCGCTGTTTCTGTTCCGCTAAAAGGTTTGCTGTCTCATCTGCCTTATCACGGCGCTGCCAACGAATTTGCCAATCTTTGTCTTTGCTCAGTTCTCCGGCTTCATAACTACTATGGTGTATTGCGTAACCAACACCCCCCAGGCATAGACAAATTAAAACAGCGTATTTAGCTTTCACTGAACAAAACCCCAGCAAGTTAATTCCGATTCCTGGTCACGCCGGATAACCTGACCAAAACAATTATTTTCACGGATTCGACAATCGCGCCCGGCATCCCATACCCAACGTTTAATCTGTGCACAAGCCCCTTTAAAATTGCCTGCATTTAAATCCCGATAAAAACCGGATGGAAAACATTTACCAGGGCCAATATTCCACGGGCAAAACGACGCAATGCCTACTTTCTGAGGTTCGGTTAACGGCACATGCACGTTTTTATCAACCCATGCTAGCGCCTTTGCCTGTTCAGCCTTGTCTATTTTATCGCATTGCACCCGTGTTAATTTCATGCCCTTTATGACTGGCTTACCATCAACATATGTAACACCGCCGCAAATAGTCCAAATCCCCCGACTTTTGTCCGGGTATGCCTCAAGGCTAGTTCCTTCCTTTTCATGCTGAAATTGCGCCATCATTACTGGTGCGCTCGCGCCTGCTGCAATCAATGCCAACATTACGGCACTTAACTTGCTTTTATTCATCACTGTCACCCTCAGCAAGTGCGATAAGATATTTCTTTCTTTCGTAATACCAGTTGACCAGACAAGTAACGACCGTGCATAAAATACCAATAATTACCGCCCACTTATCCAGTGGCAACATTGCCATTGCTGCTGTAATTATCCCTACACGATATTTGAACCACTCCCAAAACTTAACAGCACCAAGTGCAGCACTAATAAACAGCGCCAAAGCCAGAGCCATAACCAGCCGCTTTTGGTCTAGCAAATCATTAATTTTTTCACGTAATCGCCCCACTTACTCGCTCTCCACTTCATCATAAAGAAACAGCCCAAACGCACCATCAAATGCACTAATATCGCCAAACACAGTGTTTGGACGCAGACGCGTAACCCCAACGGCACCAGCACCGGAATACCCTGGTAAGCGACCATTTAATGAGTGCCATACACCTGGGCGCATGCAAATATGTGACAACGTAACGGTACGATCTGAATTAGCTATAGCCAGCCACCACAGCTTTGTGGTGTCAGCAAAATACAGCCTCATATTTAAAATCAGGCCGTTCAGTGAGGTGGTAAATTCCTGGTCAGGGATTGAGTGAATTATGTTGATTTCATAGTATGCGGATTCCATTACAGCAGGCTCCCTACACCACGACGCATTTTTTCAAGAGCAAATACCTTTTGTGGCTCTTTCTTAGCATCCACGGGTGTTGCGCTCTTTTTCCCGGCTGATACTTTCCCCTTCCCTGCCGTACTGGAAGATTTTGATTTAATCGACCGAGTGCGCTGAAATGTCACAAAATCGACCTTTTCCGCCGTCAGTTTTACTGTCAAAGAATTGCGTTTAGGTTCTGCGGTAATACTAAGCGAGGTAATGACCGATTGCGGCATTGCCATAAAGGATGTGTACACTGACACGAACTCTTTAAGGTCGTATGCAGACGTAATCTGTTGAGCCTGGTTCATTGCCAGTATCATGTTTTGCGTTGTGTTTAGCAGGCCAAATGAATAAGGAGCCAGAGCACCTGTAATGATGCCCTCGATTGATACTACTTTTGGATCGTCTACCGTGCCGTCAGAGATTTTATAGCCAGTTTCCAGCTTTCCTTTCGCCACCGTTCGCTTTACGCTGAGTTCTTCTCTCATTTTGAGCCTTAGTGACACTGTCACGCCGGACTCAAACACCATCACAGCCCTTTCATCACGCGGCGCACTGATTGCAGCATCATTCGAATCAGCCATACAAACCCCATAAAAAAATCCCCTACGTGAGGGGATTCTTTCATCTTCGTTGATCTGATTGAAATGCTGTTACCGCTGGAGGTTACTCCGGTTTTTTAGCCTCTACCGCTTCACAAATTCGGCGGAGATACTCGTTATTTTTGAAGCTAACCATTACCAATTCAAAACCAATACGAACCAAAATTAGAGATACCGCCATTACGGCAAGGCTGCTTACTGTCCAAACCCAAGTTCCCGCAACTACTATAAGCAGGCTGACCAACCAGTAAGATACGGTTATTAGCTGTGGTGTAATTAAAGATGTAAAAGTTGCAAATTTTTTAAACTGACCGTCAACCATAATTTATTCCTGTCGTTTACAGCGCTCCTGATGATTCAGCAATATTACCAGACAACCCGTCAGAAATCGTTCCTGGTGTATCTAAATTATTCACAGTTTCTGCGGCCTCTTTTGTGCTATTAACATGGATTTGCACATCCCGATTTCCACTGTTGGTATTGTTAACAACAACACCACTTTTTGATGGTGGTGTTAAACCTGCTGTGCTGTTATCACCGTTAAACAGGTTAAGAAATCCTTCCACCCCATTTAGCGGGTTAAAGTCATTACCACGACCATTAAGGAAACCCCACGCCTCAGGGAATAGATTTTGAGGCTTCCACAACCCCCCCAGACCACTGTCATTATTCTGACGAGTCCATACGCCGCCATCATTATTAACGTTATTTGATGCATCATTAGCGCCGCCGCTAATAGCCCTCAACATTTTCATAATTGCCGGATAGCGTTTTTCAAATGCATCAAAGCTACCAAAAAGGCTATCGAATATCGTTCCGCCCTCGCCATTAATCCAAGCTTTCCACTCGACGAACGCCTCATAAACAATCCACACAGCAGCACCAATCGCAAGGAAAGGCCATAGCGCCGCAAGAACCGGTATAGCCAATGCAGTAAATGCCGCACCTACTGCGCCCAGGATGCCAATCAGGATTGCAGATTTACTCTCATCAGCCAGCGTTGACCAGAATTCCGCAATCTCTTTCTCTGCGCTTCTGGCTATCGGTATCAACGTATTCGCCGCCCAATCGGTAAATTTCTGCCACTCTCCGCCGATGGTCGCCTGAGCTAAAAATGCCTGCCAGTCATTTTTCATGACCGTTGTGACCTGCCCCCATGTCCAGCCCTGTTTTTTTAGTAAATCAGCGTTACCCGCCGCCATTTTCTCAAAGGCTTTGAACATTGTTTCGGCTGTTAGCTTCCCGGCCTCTGACATTGCGCGGAGCCCTTTAACGTCAGTCCCAAACGCTTTGGCAACTTCTGGCGCCATTGTTCCGATGGCCTCCATAAACGAGCGGAACTCGTCGCCGCCAAATCTATCAGATGAGAATGCCTGCCCCATCTGATAAAGCGCCGCGTTTACGGCCTCTGCACTCCCCCCACCAAGCTGTAATGCACCCACCAGCCCCTGAGTGGCTTTAATGGTTTCCTCTTGCGAGAACCCTAGTTTTTGAGTTGCCGTCGCCATGTTCGTATAGGTAGAGATAAAAGCACCGCTATCGCTGCGCATATCGCTTGCGGCCTGATTTAATTCAAGGAATGCCTGTTTCGCATCACCAGTCGTCTGAACTAATCGGGCTATTTGGGCTTGCTGCTGTTGGATAGAATCTAGACTTGCCGCCATAGCATTATACCCGGCGACAACCCCAGCCGTCAGGCCAGCACCAGCCAACATGTTATCAAGGCCAAAATTCAACCCACCGCCAGTAGCTTTTTTTACGCCCTCAGCCGCTGGCGTCAGTGGCGTTTTTGCGAAACCTTTTGCAGAGGTGTCATATTTTGATAGCGGATTGCCAGCACTTGGATCCCATAAATCCCCCTCTCGCCCTGCTGACCACCCACCAGCATGAGAACCCGGTGGCGGTAATCTTCCACCACCGTTACCGGCCTGTTGAATTGGTGGCGGCAACCTTACCCCACCGCCACCAACCTGAGGAGAGGTTGTCGGTAACGTGATACCGCTACCAACTACCGAGCGCGATGGCGGCGGTAACAGGCCAGAAATCCCACTAGATGTTCCCTGCACCGCTGCGCGAGCCACATCCTGCGCAGCCTTTTTAACCGTGTTAGCCAGTGGAGTATTTGCGACAAGATTAGCGCCTGTAGCAGCAATAGTGGCGACTGCCGCCGTGGTTGCCATAGATGGTGCGCTAGATGTGCTTTTAGGAGCGTAAGGGCTTGCTGGTTTCAGGTTATTGACGCGCTTAATTGCCGCATCAAGCTGGTTAACTTTCGCGGTGGCTCTGTCGATCGCCATTTCAAAGCTATCAATCCCGGCAAGGTCGGGGATGACATCAATTTTAGTTACGAGGTCTTGTGATTGGTCACTCATTTTTTCACCTTGCTAAGCGCGTGCTGAACCGCGTTATCAAACTGGATAACGGCGGATGCTCTCATGATGGAATCAAAGGAGGCGCGGCCTGACACTACATCTGCATAGCTAATCAGGCCGCTTTCGATTACTCGCCAGATGACGAGTTCTGTACGGACGTTGCGGTCAAGGTTTTCAGCAAGGCGCTGAACAGTTGCCGCATGGCTCCCTGCATCGTTGTCGCTGTGTCCAGACCAATATTTTTTTTTAAACCGGCTGTCACAGGAAGGACAGATAGTTTCAAGCATTCCAGGGCGATTAGGTAAACGTCAGCGATATTTTCCGGGGTGAAATGCAGGTTGATTTCATCCCAGCTAGTGAGGAAATTACCACTTTCCACGTCCTGAGCACGTGATTTTTCCAGTAGCGTGAACAGCAGTTCGTCATGGTCTTCCCGATTCAGGACGCCAAAAATTTTGGCGGACATTGTCAGGATGCTTTCGACCTGGCTGATACCGTGCTTTGACAAAATTTCGGCAACACGCAGATTGAAATGGATTGCATCAAACGCACTCATGCGAATAAGGCAATATTTTTTCCCGTTAACGTCAACATGTTTAATTGGATTATCCATCAGACTAAATTCACCCCATTAATAACTGAATCGACCTCCCCGGTTACAAGTTTCCACTCCAGCGTTTGAGCACCAGCACCATTATTAGCGCCATCTGTAGGCTGGCGCGTGAACATGGCGTAAGTGAAACGGTGAACCGACATATTGCGGGTATTAGTTAGCGTTACAGGAACCACCGCTTTAGTTTTCTGCATGAGAGCTAAAGCTGTATTAGAGGGTGAGTTTCGCTGAGTAACGAACGTTAGCGCCCCTTCATCAGTTGGATTGTCTACAAACGACCAATCGCCACCAATACCGGATGTTACCGACACCTGGTCATCAGCCATTTCCAGAGTAATATTACTGTCTTTCGCCAACCCAATTACCGGGAGGATCCCCACGGTAATCATCCAGTCTTTGGATGACATTACGCCCAAATACATAATTAAACCCCGTAGGTCATGGCTGTGCCGACAGCATCAACATGCTTGATGGCATAGCGAAGGTAGAAAGAAAACGGAATGGTGATATCGCCATTAACGCGCTGCTGGGCGCTTACCTGCGACATAGTTGGACGCGTTACAGTAAAACCACGCACCAGATCGCTATTTTCGTCAGTAAAGTCCTGCATGATGCCGCCAGCGTCTTTACCCGCTTGCAGAGAGCTTTCCATTTTGAGAGCCACGACTTCATAGCCCGGCATGTCGTGACCAATCTTGTTGCGGTTAGCAAACAGAGTCGCAAGGTCTTTTTGCATTTTATCGGCCTGCCAATAGGCAAAACGAACAACCTCGATTGACTCTCCATCACCGCACGTGCCCGGATACGTTACGGTAATCCCTGAACCGTAATCCTCAAATGTGTTGCCGTTGAGCGCTTTAATTTTCTGGTAATCAGTTTCGGTGAAGTCATCCGCCTGAACCGCGCTCAGTGTTTTAATCGCCCATGTTTCTGAACCCGGCTGCATAACAAGGCAACGACCGGAAATCGCCGCATCAAGGAAGTTTTTAGGACGTTTTGTCGTGATGGCAAAAGAACCGGCATAGTTTTTATCTTGCAGGTATTTGGTGATGTTATCCGTTTCCCAGGAGGAAACAGTGTAATCATCGATAAACACGCCCATCTTGTCGATTTGCGTTTCAATCCAGTCCGCCAGCGCTTTCTGCACAGACAGAATGCGCACAGGCGTCATGCACATGAAAAACTTGTTGTACTGGTTTTTTATTGCCGCAATCGCTGCCTGAGTCGAAGCCGGAATCGCCGTAGATTCAGCGTGAATAACCTCCGCGCCCTCCAGGTAAACAATGCGCCCTTCAACTGTGAAATTACCTTGAGTATTCTGGTCTGCAACAATATCTTTATCTACATCAGTACTTCCTGACCATGCAGTTCCGTTATAACTGGCGTGGCGGTATTCCTCACCAACGATATAACCAATGGTTGCTTTCGTCTCAGACGGTGCGTCAACAACAGGAATCCCGTTCAGCGCAATCATGGTTTTGCTGAATACGGCGGATAAATCACCAACTACTACGGTATCCGGCGCTGGTTTCTGAGAGAAATATGCCTGAACTGCCAGAAGATTATCACCTGACAGACCATCAGCAGCGGCATCATCAGCCGCCGTTTCACCAGAGTAAACCCGGAATAAATCATTAAACTTACTGATATCTGCATTTTCAAAGTCTGAATATTTCAGGCCAAAAAATGCTGCACCCGGCGCAAGTACAATACCCACCCCAAATACACCATATTGAGCAACCGTTGTTTGTCGCCCAATCTTCACGCTAAAGAGTCTGCTTAAACTCGCCATTTATGCACCTTTGATAACCACTGTTACCTTGTTGCCCTTATCCACTGTTGCGCTATCAATCCAGCGCTCACGCTCGTAGTGCTGGTAAACAAATTGCAGGGACAGTGTCACCTGAGCCATTTGTTGAAAAACGAGGTTAGCAATTAGCGGAGAGCTATTCTCGAAATCGCCTGAGCGGTCAATAATGCAGTTATTCTCAAACTGCCAGAACTCGCCCTCTGTAGAGTCGGTGCGGTACATGAAATGCTCAAGGAATGCCTGCGCGTCATCTGATGACCTGATTAAAATGACCTGAGCCGTGCAGTTGTAGTGATAGACGCGGTAATCTCCGTCCCATGTTTTTGCATATGGTTCAGCTTCGCGGCTTGATGAGAGCAGATGAATGGCAGTAAACGGATCGCCAGATTCAGGGATTTTTTGTTGAGCATAAACCGGGTTATCACCGATTAACTCCATCAGGGCTAACCTGGTGCTAACCATCGCAATATATGGTGCTCCGCGCTGAATAGTGGGGGTCGCTTTCGCTGCGTCAGCTTTCAGTGTGCCAGCAGGGAATTTAACGACCGCGCCAAAATCGACACGAAAATCAGCAGGTATGCTTATGACAGCACCATTACCATCATCCAGAGCGATAGAGGTTACTAGCGCTGTAACGCGGTTGTTGAATGGGGTAAATAGAATATCTTTGCTGTTACCGTTGGCGGTGAAATTGCCTTTTTCTGGTTGATAATCCGGGTATGATACTTCCCCGCTATCGGTCATTAATTTAACCGTATAACTAGCCATTATTCACCCCACCAGCGCCAGCGCATCGTTTTCTTTCATGATAAAAAGCAAATACTCGTAATGGTTTATCACTCCGTTAAGCCATTCCTGACGCTGAACCACTTCATAATATTTACCGCCACATAAGACTATTGCGCCGTTGTGCTTGTCTTCTTCTGTAACGGAAAGGTCAGTCTCACCAATGGCCTCCATATATTCCTGTGGCTTGCGCCCGGTCAGGTATTGCTTAAACGAGCCGTTACCATCTACAGGCTGCATGCTAAGAAAAGCACTCTGCTGGTCTGAATAGCCCTCACGCGGCATACCCGCCACAATTTCAATCTGGAGCGGTTGCCAGTACTGAATCAATCGCCTCATGCGAACGCCTTATAATTAACGGTTTGGATTAATACGCCACTATGAATTAGCGGCTTAGTACTCCCCTTACGGGCAATCGTGATATCTGAATTAGGACGGTAAAGCGCCGAATCAGCGATTGTTTTACGAGTGATGGATACTGCCTGTGCGCCGATTCTTGCGATGGCCTGCTGCGGAGTGATACGACCAAATGCCACATCACGTAAAACCTCTCTGTAAGCGCTGGAGCGCATCCAGTCAGCTATACGGTCAGATGCAAACTTCATGAACGGACGTTCGGGGATTAACTCCCACCCCATAGCATTTTTTGTGCCGAAGTTATTCCACGCGCCATAGAGAGCAACATCGACGCCATTATTCATCTTTCCACGATGTATGCCGACCGTCAGCGATATACCCGCCAGCGACTCAATACGCTGGCGGATAACACGGTCAACGCCGCGAGTTTCGAACTTTGCGCCACCCCTCACGATGCATGACCAATAACGACGCATCCCCCTGTGAGCTTTCTAATCGCCTCCAGGAACTCTTGCCCCCATTGCGTACCTTCCCAACCAGACTTTTGAGCCGCAGAAGTAAACGTTATTGCAACCTTACCCTCACGCCTGCTTGCTACGCCGCGCACACTGGCGCTGATACCTTCCACTGCTATCGGGGCGAGATTCGCGGCAACATACAGCGCTTTTAGGCGCTCAACGTCATAGCCGTACTCTCCAGCAGCCCTAAGGTCATAGAGCCGCCCACATTGAGAAGAAAGGGCGCTAATAGCGCCCTCATCAAGTGATACACCCGGTAACAGAATGGCTAACCAATCATTTACCGTCATAGATGCGCCTTATTCGTCGTCGTCAGCGATAATGCCGTCATGCTCTTTTGTCAGTTTTTTAGCCTCTGCCGCTGTTACCTGCTTTAGCTTACCTTCATCAAGGAACTGCTTAACACCGCCGATCGCAAGCGCCGTTTTATCAACCGATACGGCTTCAAGTGGGGCGACAGTAATGGTAATTACCGTGCCCTCCTCATTTTTTGCGCCAATATGAATTGGCGCTTCAGTTGTGTTGGTAAGGAATACAGTTTCTTTATCAGCCATGATTACATTACCTTCGAGGATTTAGCCGCTGCTAAAGGCGCACGGTTAATAACGCCAGCAGATTTGGATAAGCAAGGGATAGACAGGTCAAGGCCAGAACGCTGCACAGGCAATTGACGGAAAAGAATCGGCGTTGCCTGGGCGAAATGGCGACGAGTGTTAGCCAGCGCAACACAAATACCGTCATCATCCAGGTCGGAGTTTTTACGGAAAGAAACTTCTGGATATGAAGTCCGAAGGAAAGAAAGAACCGTGCCCAGGGTTCCAGACAGGCGCAATCCCTGAATTCGTGACCATGCTTTAGATGGCATATGGAATTCATTAACTTCATAAATTTTAGTGCTGTTAACGGCTGCAATAATTGCCGAAACATCATCGCAAATCGCATCACCGTCAGCCGCTGCCCACGCTCCAGCTACTGCCACAAGAGGAATGTTCGGATGTTCGATAAAACCGATAATCTGATATTCCTTATTGCCGCGCCAGATTAGATTACTCACTGTACGCTCATGCGCTTCACGGGTATTCAGCGCCAGAATGTTATCAAGCGGTGTACCGGACATTGCCGCCGCCAGCACGTCAGAGTAGGTATAACCATAGCCCAGGCCAATGTCATACATCAGCGCAAAGTATTCTTTGCCCTTTGCACTCATCATCGGCATATCAGTACCGTATGCCGCCATAATTTTAGCCATGCCAGCAGCGGAATACATGCGATAACCAGCCCATTTAGCACCTTCACTAATGCCTGGCTCCTGAGCAAACATTGTCAGTGCTACAGGTGCTGGCATTTCTTCCATGTAAACATCGTTCGACATGGAAATCAGGTCACGGGCAAAAATGAGCCCTTGCTCATCGGTGTTAAGGTTCGGAATAGAGCCGCCTGCCTGCGCCTCCGCCAGTAATTGCGCCATTAACTGAGCAATATATTTCTCGTTCATTGGTATTTAATCCCTTTTAACTGACGGTAATTACAGCAGTATCGGTAAAGCCGCCATCATCGGTTTTAACGGTGATAGTTGCCGTTTGTGCAGCCTCCGCATTAGCTACAACAGTCACAAGGCCATTTGCATCAACTGTTGCGACGTTGGCATTACTGGACTGATAAGTAACGCCTTTATTCCGCGCCCCGTCTGGGGAAATAGTCGCCGTAAGTTGCTGAGTATCACCAGCAGCTTTCGATGCGGTTTTTGGTGCAACGGTTACACCAGACACGGGAACATCACGCGGATAACCCTCAGCGAGTGAATCACCATCAGTTACCATGACAATTGCTGTGCCGCCGCGCTGCATTGTTGATTCAAAGCGGAAACGGCTTTTGTCACCTGAACCCGCGACACCCCATTCCATATAGCCGGTAGTGATGTTGCGCCCCTTAGGAGTTGCAAGGTCACCAATTTTCGGAGATTCGCCCGATTTGACGGCAACGCGAATCGGCCCAGCTTCAACAATGCCAATTGGACAGTTGAGCGTAACAACGCCAATTTTGACGTTGCTACCAAAGCCCGGAGAGGCTGGCATATTTGAGTGAGCGCCAACAGCAATACCAATTGCGTCAGTCGCTGCGCCAGCGTCTGGAAGCGCAACAACCGTGGAATCATTGCCAGAGGTGAGCTTTACTGCGTCGCCTGGCGCAACTTCACCGCCTGCGCGGTGCGAGGTAACGCGAGCAGAAGAACGGAAAGACGGGAGAACAGCTAAGTCACCCGGCAAACCTGCATCAAAATCATTTTTGATTGTTAGTTGCATTATTTAGCCCCCTCTTTTTTGTGACCGAAAGTGCGAGCCTGGTATTGCTGATGCGCGGATTTACCGCCTGCGCCCTGCTCATCGTTGTTGATGCGCGGATTTCGCGGAGTTTGTTCAAACTTCTTACCACATGCCACCAGCGCCATAGACAGTGCCACATCAGTCTGTTCATCGCTCCAGCCATCCATATTGACCTCTGGATTGGCTTTTTTGATAACGGCTTGCTTAACCAGATTGATATCACCCAGGCTGTCAGTGTTGATGCCCAGGCGCTTAGCAGCCTCTTTAAGCTGATGCTCCTGACGACCGTCATTAACGCCACGGTCATATGCTTCGGTGTTGGCAGAATCCATGTTGATAAGGCGATTATTTGCCTTGAGTAAATCACCACGTGCCGTGCTTAGTTCGCCTGTAAGCGCCTGGTTTGTCGCTTTGAGCGTTTCGATTTCGGCTAAAGCCTCGTCTAATTCCATTGGTTCACCATCCAGATTGAATGTCGCTGTTTTAACTCGTGGGTTACGCACGATGCTTAGGTGGTTGTAATGAATACCCCGTTGCTCTGTGTCGTACTGCTGCCCGTCAGGAGACTGCCCCGTTACTTTGGGTTTTTCGTCGCACTGATAACCCGCCGACGCACCCCGCAATTTTTTATCCTGCTGAATCAGCCGGATAGATTTCTCATCCTGTACCAGAGCACGAGCAATCAGCTCATCCCCCTGGCGCATAACGGCAGTGACAACCCCGGCAGCAACGGAACGGTAATTTTTTGCAGTAACCAGACCGCTGCGCGGATGTGACACCGTCACAGGCTTGCCAATTAAGGTATTCATTGAGTCCTGGTTAAACAATTCATCGGCTGAGCGGTACTCTTTAGCCGTGAATGCATCACCGCGCTTGCGGTCATAAACCAGTACGCCCGGACGGGCTATAGGGATATCAATCTGGAGATAACCTTCCGGGGTTATCTCCCATTGTTTGATGGCGTCAAGATTGACTGGTGTTTCTTGCTGCAATTTCTTTCTCCGCGTCAGCCACGTCTGACACAGAGAACAACCATTCGGGGAAACAACGGCAACCTTGAGGTTGTCCAGGATTCCCATCCTGTGGCGGTCTGGTCAGCGTGTAAGCCTTACCTTCCCGCACAACATGCAATTTTCGCTCGAGCTCGTCTAACATCCCCCGCCAGCGGTAATAAGTCATTCCGGCAACTCTGGCGTTAGCTTCCTCCAGATTCCATGCCTGATTACCAATTTCATTACGAGCAACGTTACGGGCTCGTCTGTAGGGGATCTCCATTTCAGTAGCGAGTTTATCCGCGATATAGTCAACGCCGCGCCCCTCGCGTAGCCCCTGCTGCATCGTCTTGATGCCACGCAGCAAAGCATCATCACTGACACCCTCCATCCTCCCCATACTGGTTTCAAGCCAGTCGCTGGTTTGTTGCAGCAGCTTTTTATCACCGTCATAGATGTCAATAGATATCAGGTCAGCCATGTTTTCATGTGGCAAAGTGATACCGGGAGCAAGCTCAACACCAGCCGCCGCGCGTATGATTAACCGGAAATCGTCAACAGCAGAATTAGCAATCTGAGTACTGGCGGCATCCATTGCCGCCAGTGATGGCACTACGCTAGCTTGCCGCATGGTTTCAGTGAGAGATAAGAGTGGTTTTGATACTGCGCCAGCAACGTCAGCGGTTGCCGGTGCTCCGGTGCGCAGGTTAATTAACGCTGTGCCATCAACCCGGAACCGCTGGTAATAGTTGTCGTAATATTCGTCAGTAAGGCCAAATTTGCCGTTAACAATCGCGGTCTGCACATCGTCGGCGGTTTTGTTAATAGCGCGGATAAATGCATCTGGTGAGGAATTATTGGCTTTAGCAACGGCTTTAGCCAGGCTGATAGCCGATTTCCGCCGAACTTCACTGATGGCGTAAGCAGGCACAGCCCCAAACTCACCATCTTTAAGCAATGTAGGAACGGCACGGAGAAAAAGCGCCGAATCAGGCGCAATCTCCATTGCAGCAGCGCGGATGATGGATTCCTGCCTTTCGCGAGTCAGTTTTGAGAAGTTTCGCCCCATCTTCTGACGGATATAAACGCGCACTTTCTTAACCGTTGAGGCGGCGACCAATTCCCCCAGCAGGTCATCAGCGGAAACATCTTTCCCGTCAGCCGCATCAGTATTAACGACCGCACCAGCTTTACCGATTGCACGATAAGTCTTTAAACACGCAGCACGAACCCATTTACCAAACTGTTGAGCATTATCCCCCAGGCGTTGAGCGTATACCGCCTCGATAGCCAGCGGATAACCCGCATCATACCGTGGCTCACTTTTCGCCATAATTGGCCTCACCATTATCATTTCCGGTGCGGTTCTGGCTCACATTACCCGCATTCTGGTCAGAATCATCGTCATTCTGGTCATCAATAGTGCCTTTAGCTGGCGGTGTGGTTGATAACAAAACAACTGCGTCTGTTTCCTTCGCTGTGGCTCTTGCCTCGTCACTGGTGATTGCCCTCATGCTGTAGTAAAGCTGTGCTGTTTCAGCAACTTTCTTATCCCGGTCAACCTCCCGGTCTATCTGCCCCTGAGACTTGTTCGGTATGAACTCAGCGCGAATGCCTAAATACCGCAATGCCAGCTTTTTGAGTGCAGGAATAATGTCATTGGTCGTAATGTGAGAAACAAGATTTTGCCATTGCGCATCAGCACTTGTGTCGCTATTTGACAGACCGCCTTTGCGCTCAGCAAGCATTGCCAGCGGGAACCCCGTTTCGGCGCAAACCAGCTTAATAGCCATATCAACAAGGTCAGCAGTACCTGTCATGCTGGTTTGCAAACGTTCAATCGCTTCATCCATATCGACAGCAATCATGTCGTTAAGATGGCGTGTTGCCGCGATGCCACCGATTCGCTGGGCGACCTTCGCCTCACCTTTGAGCGTATCTAAATCCTCATGTAGCTCTTTTTTCTTATAAATATCCTGAACCGACAGAGAAAGAATGCTGATGATTAACTCATGAGACAAGCCAAGCCGCTGTAAAGAGGCGTAGGATTTACTAAGGAGAGGTGCGCCAAATTCAATACCAACACATGCGTAAATTGGCTGATATTCTGGATCCCCAAACAAGATAGAATCCTCCTGCTCAATGAATACCTCCCCACCAATAGGGCTTTTTAACTGAATGCGCCATCCTTCGGGTAGTCCAAAAAGAGGCGAATTATAATCAGTAAACCAGTCATCTGATGGTGTAATCCAGTTTGCGCCGTGGCTGCGTACCCATTCATCCCCCATCACCAGCACCGACCAGCCCATATGGCGCTTGAGAATCACAGCTTTTTCAACACACTGCCATACGCGCATATCGCCAAATAACGCCTCAATTTTCAACGCATCATCAGGATTGTCTGTCACCACAGCAAACTGATTGAGCATTGCAGCGGCAACCGGTTCACTGATAATGCGCCAGCCAATGCCGGACATTTCCCCCGCCATCGCCGCCACCAGCGGAATCATACCCTCCGCCGCTCGCGCTTTCATTCGGTTTGCAGTAGGTGAACCCATTCCCGCCGCACCTTTAGAAAGACCACCAGCCGCGCTGGTCATCATGCTTACGTAACCATCATGGTTGTACTGCACTGGCGGCTGTACTCCCTCTTTCGTCAGGATCCCCTCAGTGGGAATCAGGCTTGTTTTGCTCGTCATTGGATAATTCCTGATTTCATGCGTACCAGATGCGGGAATATGGCGTCAGCGTAGTCAGTGGACACGCCAAGCCGTTGTTTAACTTTCTTCTTAGCTTCAATAATAATTTTGTCGTCTGGCGTGGTTTCCCACATAACCCCGGTCGAATCGGACAGTATGCGATCCAAATACCGGCGCGGTATTTCGCTAGAAATAGCAAACAGGCCATCTGGCGGCATAATGCCAGTCTCCAGCCAGCGCACCGTATCATTGACCGAGTCCCGATAAGCCCACCATGCTTGAGCGCGTAGGTTTTCGAACGTATCGCCGTTCGGCCTGCCACCGCGATAACGTGATGTTTTACGCAATACTTCACCCTGGGCGACAAATTTACGGAACTCAACCTCTGAATCGTCGTGCTTATTCAGCTCACCTCTGACGCCGGAACCGACGCCTACAGAGTCGTAAATCAGTACAGAGCAACCCTCGTCCTCTGCCAGCTTGAGCGCCTGCACCGCCAATTGCGCGGTATCTCTGGCCTGCATTCGCTCCACACGGTAAAGAAAACGCCCGTTAAAGAACGACAGCACCGAATCATCATCGCCACCATCAGCCACATCGAGCACAGCGACTTTAACGCCCGTCCTACAGGCTTTAGCCAGTCTCGAATCAGGTGAAACTACTAATTTTTCAAGATGACCACGGTTTACCACCGCGCCAGGCAGATCGCTTTCAGGCACACCGTTCCAGATGTTGTCATAGCGGTCTGGATAATATTTCAGCGTGTAGAGGCGCTCTTTATTCAGCGTCGTGTTAAAGAACGGGTTGTGATACCAGTTCACCTCCTCTACAAACCAGTCATCCTCTGCGTTAAGTACAAAGCGAACATAGGTTTCATCCCACGCAAAAGCCGGGTTAAAGGTAATCCATAGCTCTGCACCTTCTCGGCGTAGCGTTGGCGCTAACGTTTCCCATGCTTCGGCTGAAATGGCGTGAGCCTCCTCAACCCAGCAAATATCGATACCCTCAATGGATTTGATACTGTCCAGGTTGGACTGGAACCCCAAAAACCGGAACTCAGCACCAGATTTAGCCTTTATGCTGTTTTGCGTTATCGTAAATTCAGACTCATAGCCCAGGCGGCGTATGGTGTCGCTCAGCAATTTGTGTGATGACGCGTCAATAGACTTTTGAACACGACGCAGGCACAAAATGCGCAGGTCATATCTGACGGTCATCTCAATTAGCGCCTCAGCAATACGCCATGACTTACTGGAGCCACGACCACCACGCAGGCACTTAACGCGGTGTGGCTTCGTGGTCAGCACACGCATGGTGCGCCGCCACTCTGCCATTTTCTTTTTCTCAGAAAGCCAGTAACCACGGCGCTCTAAGTCGTTACCTGTCTCCAGTTCAATCGCTGTCATCGCCATCTATATCCCTGTAAATCTCAGTCAGCGTGTCACGCGCAATACGTTTGCCCTCGTCGGATATCGGCTTGCTGATATCAACCCCAGCAAGCGTAAGGATCCGCGCAGCAAGGTTCGATTTATCAAGCCCCTCTACCTGCCAGCCGTGCTTTGTTCGCTTGATATTCTTTACTGCTCTGGTGTCGATAGCCGCTAGCCGACTGCGGAACACTTCCGGCTCCAGGCGCATTTTTTCCAGCGCCTGCAATTCCAGCATGACCGCCGTTGCATCCGGCGCACGAAAACGCGCTGAAAGGTCAATCAGTGCCTCCTGCCTGCCAACAATATCTTTTGCAATAATGTGCTTTTTGTAGGTGCTAACGGCCTGCTGGATTTCGTTGTCTTTAAGCAACTTTTCAGCCTGAAAATCATCGTTAAACCCTTTGTAATCCCTACTACGTGACCTGGCATAGCTAAAGCCTGGAGCCTCCCGCTCCTCGGCTACCAGCTTTGCAAATGCATCATCACGCTTACTTATTTTTATGGTCACAATGCCCCCTTTGTGAGGCTTGAAGCGTAGCGAGGAAAAAGGAGGATCAAAAACGGTGTTACCGCTGGCGTGTAGTACAAATAAAAAAAAGCCACTCCGGGGGCGGAATGGCTCAAACGTACAAAGGGTAATGCAATGGCACTCTCAACAACAAAGTAAGGTCATTATGGTCACAGAGCTATGAGCGCACAAAACATAGTGAGAGGTAACAGAGTAAATCCTTGACCAAATTTAACTCATGAGTTAAATTAACGCATAGGTTAACTTAACTCATAAGTAAAATTAGTTTATAGGTAAATCAGGGGTGAGCATGTTCGAACTTTTATACCACCCCGCCGCATACGATGAAATCCTGGAACTGGACGATAATATGCGAGGTAAGACAGTTTACTCACTTGATAAGCTGTCAGAGCAGGGAAACCAGCTTCGTTACCCCCATACAGAACCGTTAAGAAATGGATTGCTTGAACTGCGAGCGGGTGGAAAAGACATAACAAGAACCATTTTTGCTTTCGCAAAGGGACGTAAAATTTACATTTTGAGAACATTTATCAAGAAGACACCTAAAACACCGCCATCGGAGATAAAGTTAGCACTTAGCAGGTTAGAGGAGATGATTGATGAAAGTTAAAGCTATTAAGCATGATGTTCTGAGGGCGAAAGCCCTCAGCACTCCAGAATCTCAAGCCGCATATGAAGAGGCTGAGCGAGAAGCTATGTTATTTAATTTACTACAAGAAATGAAAGGTAAAGCTGGAATGAATAGTAAACAATTAGCTGAAAGAATGGGAGTGACTCCGCCTGCGATTACTAGACTTGAGAGAAATCCAGCCAGAGCAAGCATTTCAACACTTGATAGATATGCAGCCGCTTGTGGTATACATCTAAAAATAAGCTTTTGAATAATCTAAATAAATTATATTTTATAGAGTTTCGAAAATGCACCCTCGTGCAATGCGAGGGTCGCCGCCTGTTACTTCTTTCGCCTTAATTCAATCTCTTCTTTAGCCCTCTGGACATCACAGCCAGAAAACAACCACTCAGGGAAACAGCAGCGGCAATTAAAAAGATCATTAATGTGGAATGCCACGCCGTTCAACGCAGCATGTTCAGGGCTCACCCACCAGATATCACCGTCTGTAGACAGGCATTGCAGGCGAAAGTAACGCATACCAGCAACGCGGGCGTTTCTTCGCTCTCTGCGCCATGATTCGTTACCCGCCAACACCGCACCGACACAAGTTTCTGCCCATTTTTTGGTTATTTTTGCTTCCCCTTCTGCATTCACTTTGATGACTGCATAAGTCGGTGTTTTCACTTTTCATCCCTGCTTTTAACTGATTGGCTTGATTCTAATTTGTAGTTGAAATAAGATCTATATCAGGTGCTCAAAACACCTATAACAGAAAGCGGTAAATCACCCCGTCAGCGTGATTTTTTTGTACCCAGAATTTATGCTCTGGTAGCTCTTGCTACATGAGTGCTGAATTATGGGGTGGAGTGCGACGAATAGCAGGCCTCACCGCCCGTAATAAGTCCGCCGACTTTCTGCGGTTTTGAGCTCCACCCCGCCCATCTCAAAAATGGGCTTCAGACTCACAGAAAGGAGCACACCATGTCTACATTACTGTCTATCCCTGATACTGCCGAACTGCTGGCGCACACAATTACCGCGCTAAAAGCTGCTGGTTACGCCAGTGCCGTAATGATGCCCGTTCATAAAAACACCTCAACTCAGGGCGAAAAACAGGAAGTACAGCAGCCTGCCACCGCACCAGAGGTTTACGTTGCGCCTGGTAAACAGTATGCCAACGCTCATGAAGCGCTGGCGCACATGGTTCATTTGGTTAAAAACCCACAGCGCGATACTTACAACGAATCTCTGGACTTTACCCACGCCAGCCTTGCGCAGATGCTGGACGCGCTCCGCGAGCCGATTTATCAGCATGGCCTGATGCTGAAACAAGAGTTTGCCAAAGGCGACGAATTGTCGCTTGAAATGGTGACAACCTTCCTGCACATCCCAACCAATACAGAAGTTTCTTTCCGTCTCCCGGCGTATATGAAAGAAGATAAGCGCCTGGATGAATGCCAGAAAGTAGGCGCAACGTTTACCTACTTCCGCCGTTATGGTCTGCGTCAGGCACTGGATATCACTGATGGTGATGATGATATTGACCAGGCTGAACGCAAGCGCGAGCGCCGGAAATCCCGCGCACTGAACAGCCGCCGCGAATGGAAGCCGACCACCAGCGCACGGACAAAACCAGAAGCTATTTTAAATATGCTGGTTGCCGCTGGTGAGTTCACCGGTTCGGCTGTAATAGCACAGGCAAAATCACGCAACCCGTTTTTACGCACCCCAGCAGAGGTTGCAGACGACACGATTAACAGTGTACATGGCCTCATGACTGAGGAAGCAATGGCGCGTGATACTGTTTTGCGCTACGGCCTGACCGATGTTCACTGGCAGAGTTTTTACCAGGGAGCCGGGTTGTTTAAAGTCGATGGTGATGAGCTTATCGACACCCGCACAGGTAAGCATGTTGATGCTGAAACGGCAATGGATATTGCCGAATCTCTGACAGGCATTGCACTTTCCACTGCTGATAATAGCGACGTTCGCGACTCCAGCGACAGAATCACCCCGGCTCGAACCTTTATTCCTGACTGCTCACCACTGAGCGCAGAGGAAGAAGCTTTCGTGTGTGCTACAGAAGCCGGACATGATGATGAAATCATGGAAATAGCGATGCGCCTGATGGAATCTCACATTGCAAACGGCCTCAATATGCGTGAGGTTCACGCCGATACCAGCTACCACCGCCGCAACTGGTACAACGCTTGCCGTGAGTTTTATACCCTTTCACTGATGGCTGGCAACGTCAATATTGATGCACTGGCTAAGCCCGATATGACTATTGCCCGTAACCTGGCTGATATTGTCGGCGCTGATGGTGATAACGAGGCCAGCGAACTAACCCTCATGGTGGCACAGGCAAAGTTCGATAGTGAGCAAGCAACAGAGTCTGACCTAATGAGCCAGAAAGCCACCATTGCGATAGAGATTGCACAGGGCAACGCAAATACCGACAACAAACTGCAACAACTACGCGAAATAGCGAAGCGCTGTGACGCCCACACATCCGGTTATATCGACACGCTAATCATGCATGTCGAAAGCGACGGGTTAACCAGCGAAATTCCTGTATACATTCCTGAATCTGACCTTCCTTACTAACATGTGGGGTAACGGTCATGAAAACCGCACAGGAAAAGTTACAACGTCACTTTGAAAAGCAACGTGAATATCAGGCGCGGGCAATAGCCCGCCAGCTTGAGAAGCAGGCAGACCCGGACTGGAGAGCAGAACAGTATGAGAAACAGCAGAAACGCCGCGAATCCAGCGCCGAACGAGCAAAAAGAAAACCGATTAAATGCCGTGGATTAAAAGGCAGGACTCCCACAGCAGCAGAGCGTCGAGTGATGGATAAAATTGGATCCCTGCCCTGTATTGCCTGCTATGTGCATGGCGTGACGAATGAGAATGCAACAATTCATCATATTGATGGCAGGACAGCAGACGGCGCACACGCTTATGTGCTTTCGCTATGTGATTGTCACCACCAGCATGCTGCACCAGCGTCAGTACGTGTCATTTACCCCTGGCTCGTTCCGGTTCATGCTGATGGAACCTGTGGCGGAAAGACCGCCTTTGAGGCGCTCAACGGCTCACAGGAGCACCTTTATCAGCTTTGCCTCGAAATGATATCCTAAGCCATCCTTACGCCGCCTGATTCAACCAGGCGGCGTTACCGCTCGCCTCTTAGCTGTATACCTGTCTCATCATGCCTTTTAATCGCCCTGACACGATTAAAAGAGGTGTGTATGTCAGAAAATAATTATGGGGCTTTAATGCTCAAGTCTGTACTGGCTAACAGTGTTGATGCAAAAAAGATTACTGCACCAGGTATCTACCCGGTCACGCAAGGTAACTCTAGCGTTCCTGATTCAAGCGCCGGACTCCTCACCGTCGCCTTATTACCATCAGGTGTGATAATCACCTTCCAAAAACAAAACTCAAGTGTGGTTTATACGCTTGTTAATGGTGGCTGGCAGGGATTAGGGTCTGCTGCATTTGCCAATTTGGTAACATCGAACATTGATACCACTACCGGGCGTGTATTAACTGTAGGGTATGCTGGGCTTGGCGCGGCATTAAGGGTTCCTGATGGCGCTGATTTAGCCACATTCTTTGCTACCGCTCGCGGGCTTGTATACCGATGTGATACCACGGCATACATCAATGGCCCTTCGTATGCAGGCAGTACCTGGTTTGATGTTTTTGTCAGTACGCATGAAACAGAGAGTTACAGGACATTACTTGCTATCAGTGCTTATGGCGACATTGAAACCGCAACGCTTTCCGGTTCGGGAAAATTTTCTAATGGCTGGGTTTCCGTATATTCAACGCGGAAAAAACCTTCTGCATCTGATGTCAATGCGCTGCCAGCAGATGGAACAGCTAAGGCCGCGAATAAACTTGCGAACGCTCGAAAAATTGGCGGGGTGTCATTTGACGGCACGGCCGATATTGACTTACCTGGAGTAAACAAGTCCGGTAATCAAGGAACTTCCGGTAATGCGGCGAGTGCGACAAAATTACAGACAGCACGCAAAATCAATGGTGTATCGTTTGATGGAACGTCAGATATTTCGTTGACTTCTGCGTCGCTCGGAGCCAATGGATGGTTTAAAGATACAGGCTCAGGTTTCATCCAGCAATACGGCAGCGGGACGATGGCAAATGCCTCGCCATCAATTGTTGTTCAGTTCCCGATAGCGTTCCCTTCTGCGTGCCTTAACGTCACCGCAAGTGATAATGGCACAAGTCCCAAATCCTATGGTGCGAGTGGTTTGACGACGACAGGCGCGCGTATTGCTACAAGCAGCACAGCAGGGGTTTCAGGGTTCTATTACAAAGCATACGGAAAAGGGGGCGGCGCTACGAAATCAATGCTTAAGACTCTGAAAGCGCCAATGCTTAAGGCTCTGAAAGCGCCAGGGCTTGAGTCAGAATATTATTATTCCGCCGTGAATAACGCGTTTTATCCGTCCGCACTTTACGATGATTACGCAGCTTTTGGGACATGGCCAGTTGATGCCACGGCGGTCGGTAGGGCTATCTACGATGAATTTGGAGTCAATGCCGCACCAGAAGGGAAAGCACGCGCAGCGGGAGAGGATGGGCTGCCGTGTTGGGTCGATGTTCTGCCACCTACTCACGAAGAACTTGTGGTGATGGCGGAATCTAAAAAGGCTGCATTAATGACTGAAGCAGACGATGCCATCAAGCCACTGGAGCGGGCTGTTAAACTCGGCATGGCTTCGGATGAGGAAAAGGCGCTGTTAGAGGAATGGCAGCGATACAGCGTGTTACTTAGCCGTGTTGATACCTCCACAGCACCGGATATCGAATGGCCTGATACCCCAGAATAAAGTCATAAAGGCCGCACTTACGCGGCCTGTTCTTTTTTTGCACCCTTACAGTGAACCTCCCACAAAGTAACCCCTAATGAATCGCAGAAATCCCCCAGATAGCTTAGCCCTGACCACTCCCTGATACCCCCTCGCGCCGCCTCTACGAACATTGCCGCCCCAACTGACCGATGAACCCCGAACAAACTCCAGCGCCCACGGTCATTTTTGACGGCGACCACCCTTGTGAATACACCATTATGGTACAGGTCTTTCCATTGCGGTTTTTTACGTGTTGTCATTTTCATAAAAAACAAACCCCCGAATTGTTATTAACAAACCGGGGGAATGTTGACACAAAACCATCAAATGACTTTTTTATTTCTGAGCGGTCACGTTGCCTGAGCGATATCCCGTGCTGATGGCAACGGGTTACTGTAGACCATTCCGCTGATTATCGGTGCAACGCTCATCTGTGATTCATTTTTACGCTTCAACGTTACAGAAAGAACCCGGCTGGTTTCCTGGCTCGTTAGTGGCTGCGTAGACAGTAAAATCATCGTCAGTGGAATAACCACCAACCCAGATTGCTCCAGAAATCGACGTTTTCCACCTAATTTGTATTTTGGTGTGATTCCTGTCACCCCCAAATTGAGATAGTTTGCCGGGGCGGTATCTGTTGCCGTTTTTGCCGGGCAAAAGATGACGGCTTTATCGAAACCTGAAACAGTAAGCTGTAGCGCCGATAGGTCAGGTGGTGTTGATAGTGTGCCGTTTTCGCCGTGGTATATCTCCAGATCGCATACAATGCGTTGTAACGGGTTCTGAAACTTTAACGCCCAAGAACCCGCAAGAAGCCCACCAAACACGTCTATGGTGTGCTGTGGGTACGGTATGCTATTAATCGGCGCACTGCTGCCGCGTATCTCTGCTGGCATAAGCCAGTCAGGAACGATATCCACATCTGCAATTTTCGCTTTTTCTAGGTCGGATATTGCTACCAGTTCTTCCGGTGTTAATGCCATTATTTCCCCTTAGCTGTAAGAAGCTGGTCAATGTGCGCGGCTTTAGCGTACAGGTCGTTAAAGATGTAATTCAGTTCGGCAAAGTCAACGGCATCGCCCTGATTCAATTTCCCTGCCTGGTCTATGTACGTTGGTCTGAATCCATCGGCCTGCTTTACTGATGATGGCTGTTTTATGCTGGAGTATCTGGAACCACGAAAAGGATAGACGCGTTTTACAGTAGCAAAGCTATTCATTACGCATTCACCCTGGTTAACAAATCCCGATATTTTTTGTACAGGTCGCTGAGTATGAAATTCATCGCCTGCGCGGATAATCCATCACCAAACACCAGATTACCATTCTCATCAAAGTAAGTCGGTGCAAAGCCGGTAGCTTGCAACTCCTGCGATGGTTCCTGTTTATTGGGGATATCGGTTCCTCCCTGCCCCTTGTATGTTTTGTCTGTTTCAGCCCAGCTATCCATTATTCACCTTCATTTGTTTGACAGTAACCAGTGTGTTAAATGGCGTGATAAGTTCGCCATTGTTTACCGTTGCTGTTCCATCAATGCGAGTTAACAGCGATTTAAGCGCACTGACCCTTACTCCCTGTGATTCTGTTGCGCGGATCGTCTTCTGTGTGCGCTCATATTTGATGCCAGCCCATACACAAGGGAAAGCATTACCAGGGAACACTGGCGCGTGATTGGTGAGTTTTACATTTGGCGGTGTTGCTGCACTGTAGATATCTCCGCCAAATGTTGCGGAGACCAATGAATCAGGCAATTCAATATCAGGAGCCATACCACCGCATTGCACAAATACGGAGCGCAAAGGCACACGATTGAAAGCTGCACCAATTGCTCCTGTGGTTAGTCCCACCCGGCTTAGCGGTAGCCAGACAAGATGGTATACCTGTTGCATGTATGCGCCGACCGATGGCCTGGATTGCGTCGAGACATTCTGTCCTCCTCTGGCCTGTTGCAGTACATCACGATAATCATCATCGTCACGTCCTTCTCTCTTGATGCTGTATTGCTCCCCCCAGGCATCCAGAAGAATCCCTGTTGAGTCCGCCAGAGAAAACCCCTTTTTCATGTACTCAATCGCCGCAACCATGCTGCTGTTGCCTGATTTCAGTCCCGCAATTAAATCAATGTTGCGCTGGTAACGTACTTTTGACGTCAGACGTTCTTTAGCCAGTTGCGCAGGGCTTTTTATTACAGGTTCCATCATGCCACCGTTACAGATGTTGAATCTGTTACAGCAATAATGCCGCTACCAACCAGAACATGATTATCTGCTGGCGGGGATGTGGCACCAATTTTCACCGTAACATCTGTCAGAGTTGAAAACGCAGTTAACAAACGAGCGTATATTTGACCAGCAAACACATCTTTACCAGGCGTTAACTGAGAGAAGTAAGCTGCTATGGTGCTTTTCGCCACGCTGATATAATCCGCTGGCCTGCCTGTTGTCTCGCTATCCCAGATATCACCTGACACATCGACGTACACAAGCTGGAAACTTTGGCGGCTGAAATACACCGTTTCGGTTATCTCGCCATCTGTCGCGTTTCCCGACACATCACCATGGAAGCCGCATTCTGTGGCTGCTGCATCATAAATAGCCTGTGCAATTGCATCGTCATCACCTCCAGCCACAAATACCTGGATCGACTTGCCGGGAATTCCAGAAGTATTGGTATCAATACCCCTGTTAACCTCTACTGACGCATAAGAGACACCACTGACGGCTAATACAGCATTTTTAACACCCGGACGTGATGCGCTGATATTCACACGAGACGCTGCCGCTGCTGCCTGTATGCGTTCACGATAAATCTCATCGTCTTCAATGAGATAACCCTTAACGCCGTTTGCCAACACTAGAATGTCATTAGTCGCTACATAGCCAAACAATACAGTCGGAAATTCAGTATCACTTTGATAGTAAACCGTTGTTGGTATCCCAGCCCGGACAATTTCAAAAACATCGTCCGCAAAAGAAAACGGAATAATCGTTCTCCCATCTGCGGCATAAAGTAAGGTTCCGTACGATGACTGATACGTAGAAAGCGCTGTTTCAGCCGCAGTAATCAACGTGTACAGGCGGTTAAGTATCGTGTCTGACGTATCACCCGCTTGAAATTGAGTTGAGTATGGTTTCCCTGAAATGCTGATAGTGAACGTGTTACCACTGGTAATTGCATCCTGGCTGACTTGCAGAACATAGCCTGTGGCGGACTTACCGTCCTCTTTTACCTCGCTATTTGTCGCCCATACCCCAGAACTCCCTGAGATACTGACAGTTTCCCCAGCGCTGATAACCTGCCCCGGCTGTAAAAGGTACAAAACATATGCCAGCGAACGCGTAAGGCCATAGCGTGGAAGGTTGAAGCGCTCGCCCAGGCCGTCTAACTGTGCACCACCAGCCATTGATATAAAGAAGCCGGAAAACACCCAACCAATGGCCTCAATAATGTTAAGGTCGTCTTCTGCAACTATCGCTATCGTTTGCCCCACGAGCGAATCACCATCAGGGTTAACCTCACCCAATGCACCTTTTAATTTTTCGTACTTATCGCCCCGTAACTCCGGCAATCTCGCGCCATGCCATCCGCTATCGTTAACTAATTCCACTGGTTACCTCTGTGTTTTCTGAACCCACATAAACCGCAAAACGGATAACATAATTACCTTTCGCATCGCTTACAGATGTGGTTTTCGCATCTGTAACTGCTGGTGTTCGCTTTGCTTCCGCGTTAATCATGTTCGACACAATAGACGCGGGGAGTTTTGACGCGAGTATCCCGGTAGACCACGGCAAACCCTGCGACTCATCAAGCCACCATTCCCCCCGATTGGTTGAAACTCTAATTTCTGCCTGTTGCGCCACGCCATCAACCCCACCGTTGAGCACAAAATCGCCATTACGGAGGATTACACCGTCATCATCCTGCATTATGTCCAGCATCAGTAGTTCATCCCCTCTACAAACGCCAACTCTGACACCCAAACAAGGCATCGCCTTTCACCAACCGACTCGACGCGCTGAACCTGAGCAACAGGAATAAAGCGCTTTCCCCGGCAAGTTGGCATTATTAAAATCAAAGATTCCCCATCCTCCGGCCTGCTATTTGAAAGAAAGCAACCCTTTGTGGCTTGTCGATATTGGCTGGTGTTTATATTCATTCGGTATGCATCCACCTTTCAACGTGAACGACTGTCACCGCAGCATCAAGCGACTCAACATCGAGCAGGTCATCAAGGTCAAACCCTTCTCCGGCATCATTCAACATCTGAGCCATAGCCGCTTGGTGCGGCAGTTCAAAAGGCAGATCGCTATAAAATGGCATGTACTGGTCTTTACCTTCACGGCATGCAGCCATGACCATATAGAGCGGCGCATTGATAAGAGACACACACTCTGCAACCTCAACAACCAAACCAGAACGTTCAGTAACGTTGATAATTTCCCCTTTACTGATGCTGGTGGTGTAGTCACCAGCCATCAGGAAACCACCGTTTGATAGTGCGATTTGTGCTGCTACATCATTTAATTTCATGCTATTTCCTTATGTCGGCGCATTGGTTTGGTTGCCCGAGCCGTTTTCTAAATGTGTGTGTGTTTTGCCAGATTTGCCGCCGCTGTCGTGGTCTGCTGCTTTGCTGATTCCTGCAATATCTACATCCCCGCCAAACGTTGCTTTTGCCCCGCCGCCAGCGCTCTGGCTCAACCCTTTTTCCATAACTACGTCGTCATGGAATGTGGCTTTACCTGTGAAGTCGTGACCGCCCGGCGCGACAAAATTGATTTTGTCGCCTGCAAGCGTGATTTCAGCGCCGCCGCCTGATGCTGCTTTAACGGTGTTGTCGTCCCACTCAACAAAGGCACTACCGCTAAATACGCGCAGACCAGCGCCATCAGGCATCTGGTGGCTGGCAAAATCGGAAAAGCCGCAGATAGCGACAGCAGCAGAAAGGGTTTTATGGTCTGGTTCATCCCCGTCACCATGCGAGATGGCAATGAGCAGGCATTCATCGCCGGGTACTACGCGACCAGATACGCCTGATTTACCGCCATCCCATACAAGGGAAACCAGACGGACGTTTTCAACCTCGGCGTAAGAAACAGGATCCGCGTTATCACCAAAGGTACGTTTTGCCGTTGGAATGACCGTTGCCCGCCCGCCGCTAACAGACACAATTTTCGCCTCAAGTGCGAACAGTGCAGAGTTGAGTGCCTGGTCAACAATTGCCGTGATTTGACTTGCGGCCCTCATGCAATCACGCCCTCCCAAGAAGTGGAGCGCGGTTGTCTATCCTTAGTGCTGAACCGGTGCGAAATTTTCTTCACGATAACTTGCCAGTTCTCCCCCAATGACGGAGATGAAAGCACAACGATTTCACCTATCTCGATACCGCCGCGGATTAATGATTCCCACGTAATAGCCTCGATAACGCCCATTTGACGGCGAGCACCTTTGGTGTAATCAACCTGCGAATTTTTAGGAGGCCATACGTATGTTTTGATGCCCTTCTCATGCTCTGCCTGAATTTTTTCTTTATCAGATGGCTTTTTCTTTTTGCGTTTCGGGGAGTGGATTTTGAGCAACGGAACGCCTAGCAACCCGCATTCAGGAGAAAACAAAGCAGCGCCGTCATAAATTGAATCGCCAGCAGTTACCACTATCGACTGATATTGCAGTGACCAGGCGGCATTGAGTGGGCGGCAAAGACTTGTCAAAACATCCCGCGATAACGCAGCAGCGCTGATGTTTTTAGTGAGGATTAGTGAAGATGCGGCTTTAGATAACTGGTAACCCAGCCCCATATCGGCGGCAATCTGTGATACAGCATCTTTCAGGCTTTGGCCTTTCCTGAACTTGCGAGATGTGACGCTGGCACGAAATGGGATTAACGCTTCGTATAGCTTCATTTTCAGGCCGTAAACCTCATTAGGTTTAACGTTAACGGCGCTGATAAGCTCCCCCTGAAACAGGGTGAACATCCCCTCATCTATATAGCCACCAGAGAAAGTAACCATTGAGCCAGCCTGGGCGATGGCGTTATGAGTTTCCGGCACTAAACCCCAGATGGTTAAATCAGCTTCGTTCGGCTCCTTCTCATCGTCACGCACACACGAAAAATCCACATCAACATCTGTGATATGGATGGTTTCGCCGTCAGTGCAAAAAACAGTTACCTGATACTGCCAACCGTAAGCCATGAAATCCCCTCCTTATATAGGAGAGATTTAAAGGCATGCCACACGCTAATTACAGAAACGCCGCCAGCGGTCACCCTTGTCAATATTTAGAACAAGGCTGAATCTGTGGATAAGATGAAATAAAAAGCCACCTGCATGATTTATGTTAGTGGTCAATATCAGGCGCAAGCCACGCCACCACTCACTTTAGCTGTTGATAACATTAATCGTGCCAATGTCATTGTTGTTATTTCGTTATGTTTGTATGCGCGTTTTTTGACGGGAAATATATGTAACAACGCAAACACAACCAAACGGTTATTAATTTGCCCATTAACCATGCCCCCCATAAAGTGATTAACTCAGCTCCATCACCGCCAGAAACAAGCCTGGCGCGGGTTCTATATATTTATGGCCTACACCTCACAATACCACTCCATTTTTCGCCAACACTCACCGTCATACTGTCAATACGTTAGCAATACTGGTTAGACCACCACTCTGAAACATTCATGATAATCAACTGTCGCCGCGCCCACCAATAGCCCCCTATCTCAATGAAATTTAGAGTATTTTACCCTCATGGCTTTTTCCGGCTTTGTTGCAGATGGAAACATTTATTAATAGATTGGCAGGATTTGCCTGTTTATCAGTCGATTTCAATCATGGCGAGAGCATGTCAAACCTTATATATCCGTTTGCCTCAACACTGCACCTCATTGATAATTCTGCCCTTTTAACACACGAAATATTTTTAAATTCCCACGGCGGCAAAATTCAAGGTTTTGACACCTAAAATCGAACCAATTTCGCGCGAAAAACGACCAATTTATTTAAGTTGTTGAAATATATAACAATATTTGTTTTGTCTGATTATTTGCAATTTAGTGATTTTAATCACTATTTTTTACTTGAATTTATGAATCAACAGAACTTATCCACATAACATTTATTTAACTGTTTTTGTCACATCTGCAACATTTCATTGTTAATTTATCGTTACTTGCCAATTAACATGTTTTTACCCAGCATCACCCCCGTTTCTTGATTTTCAGGCACAAAAAAACCCGGCATAAGCCGGGCTGGTTCATTACTGCAAGAATGTCAGGCCATACCTGCAAATGCCGTCTCAACCTCCGAGGCGCTCAGCGAGGCGATATCAGTATAAAGAGCCAGCGCATCAGCCATAAACTGACGACCGCCCATTAGAACCTTATCTCCTGATTTACTTATTAGCTCAACCCGATAAATAGATGGTGATGCTTTTAAATTAGTACGCAACTGCAATGACTTGAATACACTACCGCGCGGATAATTAGTTTTGTACATAACATCATTATCTTTAATATCTTTGACTGTCATTTTTCAACCTTCACACTCAAATATTCATCAATTGAATTTTTTAATACTTTTCGCATTGCCGAATAAGGCGGCGATTGCAAATAAGCAGCAGGTACATCTTTAACGGCATGGTTAAGTATTAATTCAGTAGCTAGATAATCCTCACCACGCACAGCGGCAGATGTGCGGAATATTTTACGCAAATCATGGCTACGCCATTTAATCCCGGCGCGTGACACCACCGTAGTGAGCGTGTTGTATTTAATTTCTGAATCTTCTATCACCTCTAACCACTCAGAAACTAAAGGAACGTATTCCAGCGGAACAGGCAGCAGCAGGTCTGAATGAGTTTTTGTGCATCTGTCCGGCACGAACAGTCGCCCGGCAGTCATCATTGAGTTTCTTTTTAACGTGAGTGTTTCCGATGCCCTAAGCCCAAAGCACAACATCACGCGCAGAGCGCATCGGTATGGATCCCTTAGCGATTCAATATCGCGTACCACTGACGTGTATTCGTCAACGCTAACGCGCCCCGGCTTGCTTAAAGCGCGGTGACGCTTGATACGCTTCCCAATGGAACGCGCAGCAGTGCGCATAGCCTCCAGCATTCTCCCCAACGAACCCGGCGCGGCTGGCTTGAATTTAATATCTGCATGAATCACCCAGGCAACAACAGCAGCAACGCAGTCAATACGCTGGCGGATCGTTGACGCGGCAAGACCACAATCAATGCAACGGTCGGCATAGCGCATCCATGTATCCGGCACACTGGCGGCGCGAACCCCCAACGAGAGAACAGGCTCAAGCATACGCACCGCATGCCGTTCGTTAATGATGGTCTTTTCTCGCAAGCTTACAGCCCTTGCGCGGCGGTCAACCATTACCAATAAATCACTGAGCATGTTTATTCCCGTTAATCATGGCGGCGCGACTTGCTGTCCATGCTTTCCACATGTGGCGAGTGTAACTATCAGCGTAATTATCACCGTGAAGGAATTTACCCATTACGAAGTCATATTCCTGGCGTTCACGCCCCCATTTTTTGAGCATCCACGCTTCAAATTGCTCACGGCCATCATCAGGCGCTGGCGGTGCGGTGATGATTTGAAACCCTGCGTTATGCGGCTGGGCTTTCAACACAAAATCAACCTGGTCGCGGCGGATTGTTTGCCACTCTGTCACCTGCCCGTTATAGCCGTTGCGGATGCGGTATTGATAGATAGGCTCGATAGCAGCCTTGCGGCGATCCTGAAGCTCTGCTTGCGCTTCATCACGCGCAATACGGCACTCTTTCAGGGTTTCTACCAAGACTTCACAGCGCGGGTAGTTAACAATGTGGGCATTGAGAATACTCCCCACGCGCATAGTTAACTCCCGCTGTATTTCTTCCGGTGATTCCGGTTCACCCGGACAACCGAACCCGGCGAAGAAGTCGCTAATCTCGCAAAGAATCAACGAGCGTAAGTCTGTTAACTGATTATTGGTCATTTAATCAATCTCCCGATGGCGGTTATAGCCAAGCTCATTTTTCCCGGTTGGTGTTATGCGTACATCATCCGGGAGACGACCATCAAATCGAGCCTCAGTAGTTATTAGTCCTTTATTGCGTAATGCTCGCCCCTGGGGGGTGCATTTGCCGCCTACCTCCCACCAGAAGGTGTCTTTTTTTGGGCAATGACGCATGGAATAGCCACTCTCTAACGCCCTCATAGCCCGAAGCTGCGGAACAGGCATCCACCATCCAGCCATTATTTCACCTCAGACTTTTTGCAGGAGTGGAGTACTAACCATGCGGTTTGCTTGCATGCCTCGCAGGTGATTTCACCCTCGTATTCATCGCCCACAGGCTTGTTATCCGGGTCATCACAAATACCGCACAGTGTATCGAGCGTGGTAATGGGAGAACTTTGAAGGTGTGCCAATCCATCATTGTGCTTTGTTACTTTTGCCATTCTATTTACGCCCCTTGTGAGGCGTCTCCGCTAATTGGTTTCGCCGCGTACCGCCAGAGCAGTACGAATCGCTTTAGCAATTTGCGCGTATAAACTCGCGCTCTCGTAATCCTGCTCACCTGCCCACTCAAATATAACGGCGGTGAATTTCATATTACTGACGACCGTTGAGGTTGAATCAGCGCGAGAATATAGCGCCGCCCATGCCCCCGGATTTGTCACGCGGCTTGTAATGCCGCCTAATGCAGGAGTTACACCACGTATTGCAGCAGCATGACGCGCGGCTGTAGCCTTACTTACACCCTCCTTTTCAGCACGTTCAGCAACCAGCTTTAAGCCAACATCAATTAGCCCTTTAGAGAGGCGGCGTTCATTTCTTTTGGTCTTAATTTTTTCCATTTGTATCACCCTTAGTAATCATCCAAACAGTTGCATTTGGAGATAAACGCACCTCTTCCACCAAACCACGCGCCGCCATATTTTTTAATTTTTGTCTTACGTCATACTGGAGGATTTCTTTGTCAGCATGCAGGCGACACACGGCCTCGCGTATAAAACTGGTGTGCATTTTTTGATTTTTTAAATCAGGACTAGACCAACGGTTAAACGCTTGAAATATGTCAGCATCAGTTATGATGTATCTACGCATCAT